TTGTATTATATATTTGCATACATTAAAAAACTAAGAAAATGAAATTAGAAAAAAGAACTAAGACAGTACAGGCGAGGCTATCAGAAAAAGAGTTTTTCATGCTTAACGCCAAACTAGCGAAAACGGGGCTTAACACCTCGCTTTATTGTAGATTGTTAATTTTAAACGACTTGAAAAATGGATAGAATTTATCATAGATATGAATACTGGGAAGATTATAAAAATAATATGTATTCTACTTTAGATAGTAATAATATAGAAAAAATAAAATTAGCTTACAAATTACTTTCAAATAGTGATTTATTTTTAAAAAAAGCTATTGAAATGCTTCAAGTATATAAAATTTCAAAACTTGAAAACCTAACTAATATGTTTTGTAATAGAAAAGCTTGGATAGGTCAAGCAACTTGTAATTTTACTTTTAATTGTACAGAAATTCAAGTTAGAGAAGCATGGAATAGGCTTAATGATATAGAAAAGTATAAAGCAAACTTACAAGCTGATAAATTAATTAAATCATTTGAATTAGAATATGAAGCAAAAAATTCAAAAGTATATCAAATCTTGGGAAAGTAGATGTTATAATAATGGGATTCCTGATGAAGCACCTATAAGACTTGAACAATTAAATAAAGTTCCATCATATAAACAAATATGCATGGCAATAATGAAAAATGATAATAATTTGAAAAGCTTAGGGTTTTCACAAACAAAATGTAATTCTTATCATACATTAAAAAAACAAGAATTAATTGAAAGAGGTAAATTAATTAAAAGTAATCAATTAAAATTAGATTTATGAATGTATACGAAGCAACACAAGAACGATTAGAAATAATATTTAGAGATTTTGAAAATGTATTAATAGCTTTTTCGTGTGGAAAAGATTCTGGTGTAATGCTTAATTTAGCCTATGATTATGCAAAAAAAAACAATTTACTACACAAGTTAGCAGTTTATTATGAAGACTATGAAGCTGACTATAAGTATACTCATGAATATGCTGACAGAGTTTTTAAAAGTCTTGAAATAGAAAAAAAATATTGGATTTGTTTACCTATTTCTGCCGCTTGTTCAGTTTCAATGTATGAACCAAGATGGATTCCTTGGGATTCAGATAAAAAAGATATTTGGGTAAGAGATATTCCAAAATATAATTATGTTTTAAATGAAAATAATTGTCCTTTTGAATTTAAAAAAGGTACTTCAGGCTTTGATTTAAGAATAATGTTTGGTAAATGGTTTAGTTCAGTAAATGGTAAAACTGCCGTATTAATAGGAATAAGGGCGCAAGAAAGCCTGACACGTAGAGCTATTTTTACTTCAAATAATAGAAAACTTATGCACAAAGGGTTAAACTATTCTAAAACTGTTGATAAGAATACTATGAATTTTTATCCTATTTATGATTGGATAACAGAAGATATTTGGGTTTGTAATAAAAAGTTTGATTATGATTACAATAAAATTTATGATTTATATTACCAAGCTGGATTAACAATAGACTCTATGAGAGTTGCTTCTCCCTTTCATCAATCAGGACAAGAGAATTTAAAACTTTATAAAATTATTGACCCTAATAGTTGGGGTAAAATGGTAGGTAGAGTAAATGGTTGTAATTTTGGTGGTATCTATGGTGGAACTTCTGCAATGGGTTGGAGAACTATGTCAAAGCCTAATCATTTTACATGGAAAGAATATGCAGAATTTTTACTAAATACTTTACCTGAAAAAACAAAAAAAAAGTTTAATTATCATTTAGAAAGATTTATGATTTCTTGGAGAGAAAAAGGATATGGAAGAAATCCAAGAGTAATTAAACAAATCGAATCTCATGGAGTTGAGATTGAAAGAACAGGTGAAATAAGTAATCTTTGTAAAAAGGAAGATATTTATGAAATAATAAAAATAAAAGGTGATTGGCCTGATGAAATAAATATAGATAATTCAACACCTTTTAGACATTGCCCAAATTGGAAAGCTGTTTGTATTACAATAATGAAAAATGATTTTACCCTTACTTATATGAGTTGCTCAAGAAGTAAAGATAATATGATTTTAAGAAGCAAAGGAATGGAACAATATAATAAAGTTGAAAAATTACATAAATTAATAAGTAAATAAAATGGAAAAATTTGTAAGTCCTGTTTACAATGTACTTAGAGTTCATTTAACAAAAATAAGAGCAAATGCATACAATCCAAATAGTGTTGCGCCTCCTGAAATGAAATTACTTGAAACTTCTATTTGGGAAGATGGATATACTATGCCAATTGTATGTTATTATATTGAAGAAAATGATTGTTATGAAATTGTAGATGGATACCATAGATATACAACTATGAAAACATCTCAAAGAATTTTTGATAGAGAAGAAGGATATTTGCCTATAGTAGTAATAAAAAAAGATGTTTCAAATAGAATGGCTTCTACTATTAGACATAATAGAGCCAGAGGTTCTCACTCAATTGAATTGATGAGTAACATAGTTTCAGAATTAGTAGAGTCTGGAATGAGTGATGCTTGGATATTAAAACATATTGGTATGGATAAAGATGAGTTATTAAGATTAAAACAAGTTACAGGGTTAGCATCTTTATTTAAAGATATTGAATTTAGTAAAGCTTGGGATAAAAAAGAATTTAATACATCAAAAGATAATGAAGAAATATAGTAAAGATAAATGTGTGGTATTCGATAATGAATACCACACATACCATTTAAATGGAAAACGTTTAACGTCTGTTAGTAAATTAATTAGATCATATAAAAATGAATTCGATTCTGATAAAATGGCTGAAAAAACAGCTAAAAAATTAGGAATTACTAAGCAAGAAGTTTTAAATAGGTGGAAACAAAAAGCTGATTTAAGTAGAAAAACTGGGAATATAATACATTCAGCACTTGAAAAATATGTATTAATAAAACAGTTTACCAATAATGAAGAATATAGTAAATTAAATACCTTAAATTCATTTATCAATGATATGTTTGAGTCAAATAGATTAATACCTATTGAAACTGAATACATTGTTTATAATGATTTTTTTGCGCATCAAATTGATTTAATTTGTAAAGATTCAGATAATAATGTATTTATTTTTGACCTTAAAACTAATGAAGAAATAACTTCAAAAAGTTACGGGAAAAGCATGAAAAATGAATTGTATTTATTAGAAGATTCTACATTAATTGAATACTATTTAATATTAAATATTGATAAGATTTTAATTAAAGATTTTAAAATTAAAGATATGTATTTAATCCATTTAAAAGAAAGTAATTACGAATTCATTAAGGTTCCTGAATTAGATTCAAAACAGTTAGATATTATAAGAAAAATACTTTCAAAACCCTTACTACCATGAAAAGCCAAAACAAAGAGATTAAAAATTGGTTAGAAACTGGAAACAGTATAACGCCAATAGACGCACTAAACCTATTCGGATGTTTTAGATTAGGTGCAAGAATACACGACCTAAAAAATAAATTCGGGGTAAATATTAAAACCGAAATAGTAGAAAGTGGGAATAAAAGATTTGCAAAGTATAGTTTGAATATAGAATAAAATTACTATATTTGTGGTGTAGAGTCGTCGCTACTATTAAAAATTAGGTTAATAACTTAACCGAAAAAGAAACCCCGATGCAAGACGACGACCTTGTATTCGGGGTTTTCTTATTTTATGAAATTATGGCATATAAAAGAACGTTAAAAATTACAGATTCATTAAAAAATGAATTGGAAGTTAGTGGAAATAAAGAACATAAAATTGATTTAATATTAAACGGTCAAGTTGTATTTACTTTATTAGATATTGTTGATGCTAATGAATTGTTGGATGAATTAGATAATTTAATTGATAATAATTATCATTTTTAATTATGGCACGACCTCCAAGAAATAACATAGATTATTTTCCTCATGAGTGTGTTCATGGTAGGAAAATGTTTGTCATAGAATCAAAATATGGAAATGATGGTTATGCTGTATGGTTTAAATTACTTGAAAGATTGGGTGATACAGATAATCATTATTTAAATTTAAGTGATGAAACTGAATTAATGTACTTGGCCTCATTAATGAAAGTTGATGAAATTAAGTTTAAAAATATACTTAGCGATTTATCTAAACTAGGTGCTATTGACAAAGAATTATATGAAGAAAATAAGATAGTTTGGAGTCAAAAATTTTATGAAT